GCGGGCCTTTGTCGAGCTGATCCGCGCGCGCAAGCTGCCCGCGCGCTCGATCGCGGCCTATGTCTTTCCCTCCGGCCTCACGGGCGCGCGCCCCGATGCCGCCGCCGGGGCCTTTGCCCAGATGCTGACGCACCGCACCAGCGTGGTGCTCTTCGTGCAGAGCCTTGACCGGACCGGGTCCACGGCGCTCGACCGGATCGACGAGGTGCTGATGGCCGTGGTGCGCGCGCTCGCGGGCTGGGCCCCGGGCGGTGAGGTGGGTGTCTACCGCTTCGAGCGCGGCCAGCTTGTCGAGAGCGGGGCCGGGCGGCTCGCCTACCAGCTCGATTTTTCCATCGATGACCAGATGAGGATCCTGAGATGACCAGATTGCCGACCAGCGGCGGGGCCTGGACCCGCGACGACAAGGGCGCGCTGATCCGCCCCGGCGCGAAGAGCCAGCCCTCGCCCAAGCCGAAACCCGAGACCAAGGAGCCGTCGAAATGAGCCTGATCTGGAGACGCAAGGTCCTGCTCGCGAAGCTGGAAACCACCTATGGCTCTGACGCCGCGCCCGCGGGCAGCGATGCGATCCTCGCCACCGAGGTGCGCCTCTCGCCGATGCAGGGTCAGGACCTGGACCGCAACCTCGACACGCCGCATGGCGGGCCAACCGGCACGATCCCGGTCGATCTGCACCGCAAGATCACGTTCAAGGTCGAGCTGGCAGGCTCCGGCACCGCCGGGACCGCGCCGCGCTGGGGCCGCCTGTTGCGCGCCTGCGGCTGCGCCGAGACCGTGACGGCAGGCACGTCGGTCGTCTATAACCGCGTCTATTCCGGGCATGAAAGCATCACGCTGCATCTCAATATCGATGGCACGCTCTATGCCATGGTCGGCGTGCGCGGCACGGCCAGCTTCGATATCTCGGCCTCGGGCATTCCCTATATCGAGTTCGACATGACCGCGCTCTACGTCGCCCCGGCGGACAGCGCGATCCCCACGCCGAGCTTCACCGGCATCCCCGATCCGCTGGCCGCCTCCGATGTGAACACGCCGGATTTCACCATCGACGGCACGGCGCTGGTGATGCGCAGCTTCAAGCTCAGCCTCGCCAACCGCGTCGAGGCGCAATTCCTGATCGGCGCCGAGGAAATCTTGCTCGACGGGCACGAGAACGCCATCGAGACGCGGGTGCGCGCGGTGCCTCTGGCCACATTCAACCCGTTTGCCATGGCCGCCGCGCAGGCGAAGGCGGCCGTCGCCCTGACGCATGGCACCACGGCGGGAAATATCGTTGCACTGGCCGTGCCGCGCGCGCAGATGCAGCGCCCCGAGGGGCTGGAGGATGGGCAGGGCCGCAAGGAATGGCCGCTGCGGCTCGTGCCTCTGCCCAGCACGCATTCCGCCGCCGATCAATGGTCGCTGACCGTCACCTGACCCTTTGAATGAGAGTTCAACACCATGTTCAAGATCGACCAGAACCCCAGTTTCACCCGCCGCGTCGAGATCAAGGTGCCCGCCGATGGCGGCCACGAATTGCAGGACATGTCGGTCACGTTCCGCGTGCTGCCCGATGACGAGATCGAGGCCTTCGACATGCGCACCGCGCGCGGCGAGCGCGAGTTCCTCTCGGCCACCGTCTCCCATCTCGACGATGTCGAGGATGAAGACGGCCGCAAGCTGCCCTATTCGGACGGGCTGCGCGACCGGCTGATCGCCCTGGCCTATGTGCGGGTGGCGCTGATCAACGCCTATTACGCCGCGCTGATGGGGGCGCGGGTAAAAAACTGACATGGGCCGGTCAGGCCTGGGCGCGCGGCGATCTGATCGGGACGGAGGCGGGCGATGACGAGGAGGACGAGGCCGCATTCTGGGGCATCGATGCCGCATCGCTCCGCCGCGATCCCGGCGGCGCGGGCGTCTGGCCGGTCAATGCCGCCGCCGTGCGCGCCTTTCTCGCGGTCTGCAACCAGTGGCGCGTGGTGCCGGCGGGCCTCGCCGGGGCGCGGGTGATCGGGCTCGACTATACCGCCGCGCGCGCCGGGCTGCGGCTGGCCGGGATCGGCATCACGCCCGATCTCTGGGCGGCGGTGCAGGTGATCGAGGGTGCGGCCGTGGCCGCGTTGACGGAGAGATGAGATGACGCTGCGCCTCCAGGGCGAGATCCTCATGGACGCCGACCAGGCGAAGGCGGAGCTGCAGGCAACCGGCACCGCCGCCAAGGGGGCCGCGCAGGACATGCGTGGCATGGGGGCGCAAGGGACCAATGCCGCGCGCGGCGTGGGCCAGCTCGGGACCGCGGCGCGGACCTCGGCGACGGGTCTCGCCGCCGCCGGCCGCGCCGCCGAGGTCAACGCGGCCGCGGTGCAGAAAGTGTCCTCGGCCAACCGGCTCGCCGCGGGCTCCATGGGCAACCTCGTGGCGCAGGGCAATGACGTGATCACCATGCTGGTCGCGGGTCAGAACCCGATGCAGCTGGCCTTCCAGCAGGGCACGCAGATCACCCAGGTGATCGGCCCGCTGGGCGCGGCGGGCGCGTTCCGCGCACTGGGCGGCGCGGTCCTGTCGATGCTGAGCCCGATCAACCTGATCACCATCGGCGCGCTGGCGGCGACGGCGGCGGTGGTCAACTGGTTTCGGGCCTCGTCGGACGAGGCGCAGAGTTTCGAGGACCGGATCGAGGCGCTTGGCAGCCGCATCGACAGCCTGCGCGAGAAGATCGCGGATGCATCGGCCACGCGGTTCGAACTGGCCGAGCGCTTCGGCCAGGGGTTCGTGGACCGCGCCGAGACCCTGCTGGACCGGATCGTGGAGGCCGAGAAGAGGCTGGCGGCGCGCGAGACCGGCGAGGCCATCCGCGGGCTGCTAGGCGAGACGGGGATCGACTTCGCGCGCATCAACCGCAACCGCGCGGCATCGCCCGGGGCCGTCGATGCCGGGATCGATGTCGCCGAGGGCAACGCGCGGTTCGCGCTGGCCCGCGAACTCGGGTTGACGGAAGGGTTGTTCGGACGGCTGAGGGGCGAGAGCCGCGCGCTGGTTAATGATGTCCTCGACGACATGGCAGCGCTGCAGGCGGCGGCAACCGGCACGGTGGAAGAGCAGGCCGCGGCCCTCGAGGCGCTGATCGAAAGCTACCGCGCGGCGGCGAACGCGGTGGACGGGCTGACCGACGCGGAAGACACGCGGCTCCTGACCCTCGAGCGGATGCGGCTCGAACTGCAGCAGGTTCTGCGGGAGCAGGATCAGGACCCGGCGCAGATCCGGCGGACCAACGAGATGCTCGAATTCCTCGACCTCCTCGTCAAGGCGGCCAATGAGCAGATCCGGGCCAACCAGGCCGCGCAGGACATGCTGGCGACGATGACCGAGCAGAACGCGCTGGCCGAGGCGATCGCGCGGTTCGGATCCGACAGCGCGGCGGTGACGAGGCTGCGGGCGGAGTTCGCGCGCGACGCGAAGCTCGAGGAGATCGCGGCCCTGCCCGTGAGCGAGGCCATCAAGCAGGAGCTGCGCGACGCGGCACAGCACGCCTTCGAGATCGCCACCAGCGACATGTCCGGCACCATCCGCGCGGCCGGTGACGAGGCCGCGCGCCTCGCGGCCGAGATGCGCGGCGCGGTCGGGGCGCTGGAGCAGCTGAAGGATACCGATGCGTTCAACCTCGCCCGCGCCCGCATCGCTGCCGAGTTCCGCGACGATCCGGTCAAGCGCGCCGGGGCTCTCGCGGGCCTGCGCTTCGACCGCACCGCCGCGCCGATCATCAATGCCAGCGACGGCGACGTGGCGACGCTCGAGGCGCTCGAACGCGACCGGGCGGCGGCCATCGCCCGCGCCGAGGAGATCGCACGGGAAACCGAACGGGGACGCCCCACGGGCGGCCGCGCGCGGGCTTCTTCGGTGAGTGAGATTGAAAAAGAGCGCGAGAATATCGACCGCCTGATTGCCTCCAAGCGGCGCGAGCTCGACGTGCTGCGCGAGACCGACCCGGTGCAGCGCGAGATGCTGCGCCTGCGCGAGCGGCTCACCGCCGCCACGCCCAAGCAGCGCGAGGAGATCGAGGCGCTGATCGAGGCGCATGAGGCCGAGCGCGCGGCGATGGAGCGCAAGCAGGAATTCCGCGACACCCTGGGCGATGTGCTGATCCAGGCCAGGAGCCTCAAGGATGTCTGGGAGGGGATCGGCGACGCGGTGATCCGCGCCGCGCAACAGGCGCTCATCCTGGGCACCGGCCCATTTGCGAAGTTTGCGAACGGCATCTTCGGAGACGAGGGCGGACTTGTCGGGGCAA